TATTCCGTTGTAGACTTTCCTTTTTCCGATTACCAGACGTTGCGAGAATGCCGCAAACGCGGAAGAAAGAAAAAACCTATCATCTATTATGACGTGGAAATGGCGTTCGACATCGAAACAACTACGTTAGAAAAACTTGATTATGAACGCTATCATAAAACAGGCGAAAAAGTGGTGAAAGGAACTGCCTTTCTGTATCAATGGCAGTTTTGTATCAAAGATACCGTGTGTTTCGGTCGCACATGGAATGAGTTTCTTTCATTCTGCGAAAAACTGCATCTGTATTTGCAGACTTCCGATTCAAAGCGCGCTGTAGTCTACGTTCACAATCTGTCGTATGAATTTCAGTTCATGAAAGATTTTATTGAATGTGATGAAATCTTTGCGCGTGACGCGCATAAAGTTATGAAGTGCTACGCTTACAAGTATGGGATTGAATTTCGTTGCTCGTATTTTCTCAGCAATATGAGCCTTTCGAAATTTTGCGAGAACAGTGAGGGTGTAACCCACTATAAACTGGTTGATACGTATGACTATAAAAAACTACGTACCCCAACCACACCACTAACAGAAATAGAGCAAGGATACTGCTATAACGATGTTCGCGGCTTGTGTGAATGCATCCGCGCCTTACGAAAAGAGGATAATCTAGCAGAAATCCCCCTTACCTCAACTGGCTACGTCCGCCGAGAATTCCGCCGTGCCATGCAGGCAGATAGCGGTTATTATCCGGGAGTATTTGCCGATCTGGCTTTAACGTTACCACAATACCAACTCTGCAAAGATGCTTTCCGCGGCGGTAATACTCACGCGAACCGCATCCACGCTGGTCACACGATCACGGCGAAAAAAGGTGAATCTGCGATCGTTATGGGTAGTATGGATATCTCGAGTAGTTATCCGGCGCAGATCGCAACTGCGTATTATCCCATGAGTGCGTTCCGTGCGGTTGAGATCACAACGCAGGAACAGTTTGACAACTTGTGTGCTACCCGCTGTGTTATTATGCGGGTACAATTTGACAACTTGCGTATCAAAGAAAACATCCCCGTCCCGTATATCCCGCTGTCAAAGTGTCAGAAGCACGGGAAAGATTGTGTGCTTGATAATGGACGCGTATTGTCTATTAATTGCTGTGAAATAGCAATGACGGAAATTGACTTGTCGATTATAAAAAATCAATATGACTATGATTTCTTTACCGTGTCAGAATGCTACGTAGCAGCGCGCGGAAAATTACCGGAAAGTATGCGAAAAACGATGATGTCATTTTTTATCGCAAAAAGCCAGTTGAAAGGAAACCCTGATAAAGTCTATGAATATATGAAAGCTAAGAATAAACTAAACAGTACGTTCGGAATGTGTGTCACCGATCTTTTGCAGGACGAATGGGCAATGGATGCTGTTACGGGAGAATGGCATCGGGAAAAAGCAGATGCAGAAAAAGCACTGAACACGTACTATGATGGAAAAAACAGCTTTTTGCACTATCAATGGGGAATCTATGTTACCGCCCACGCAAGAAAGCAATTACAAGATATGCTTGACGTGGTTGGAATGGATGTTGTCTATTGCGACACCGATAGCATCAAATTCTTGCATCCAGCGATACACATTCCGGAATTTGAGGATAAAAACAAAATACTTGCCAAACGTGCAATCGAAAACGACATTCCTGCGTTTTGTGACGTTGGTGACAACCGTTACATTCTCGGCGTTTGGGATATGGATGACCTCTATGTTCAGTTTAAAACCCTTGGCGCGAAAAAATACTGCGGCGTGGAATGGGACGAAAAAGCAACACAATCTGGCAAAGACCCCGTGCGTTTTACGTCTACGGTCGCAGGCATGAATAAGAAACTTGGCGCGGAAAACTTAAAATGCTGTAATAATTTCCGGCTTTGCCGCCGGATGGAAAATGTCGGACGTACGATCAGTTGCTTTAACAACTCGAAACCCCATTACATCACAGTAAACGGGGAAAAAATTTTAACGGCTAGTAACATTGGAATCCTTGATACCACTTATACTTTAGGTGTAACGAATGAATACTACGAAGTATTGGTAAACTCTCAAGACGGAGTGTTACCGGAATAGGAGACGATATGAGATATTTTGTGTTTTTTATGTTTTTAGTATTATCAACGATCTGGGCGTTACATGAGGAAGAACTCGACCTTGCCATCCTGTTTTTATTTTTGGATATTTTCTATCTTTTTCTATTTGACTATTGACATTCTGTTAGAACAGTGCTATTATAATACTTGTAAGAACTAATAACCACATAGAAAAGGAGAACAATAATGGTTAGAACAAGAATCGAAAAATTTATCTACTCTGTCATTGACAGAAACACAAAACAGGTGATCGGCTCTTTTGAGAATACAGAAGAACTGAAATCGCAGAAAGCAAAAACCGCCGCTGTTACTGCTGCTGGTTTTCCGGAGGATTCTATCTGTGTCTTAACCGATAGCGTATCTGCCCGCTACGAGATGCCAGATGAGCAGTTCTTTGCCGAAGCAAAGAGACTAGACGACTAATCTGCGCACAACGCGGTCTGGAAGTGACCAGATAAGACGGAAACGATCAAAGAAAAGCGCCGCGTTCGTATAACAAACAACTTAATCAAAAAGGAGAAAATCATGAGCAAAGCAAAAATGAAACTGAACAACGTTACCGTAAAATATGCAAAAAAGGAGGACGGCAAAAGCGTTCTTTCTGCTTCGATCACAGCAGATCAGCAGAAAGCCATCTTTGAAAAAATTATCGAAGAGTTTGGTGAGGATGCCGCCGCAGAATCAAAGTGGATTCCGGCGAAAGAAAGTGACGAATCTGGTCTTTACGTAAAAGCGCAGACCAATTACCGCGTTGACTTTTATGAGGACGGAATCGAAAGCGACTCAGTTTCCAGTGTTGACGAACTCGGCAAAGGCGCAGTAGTCGACCTCTTCCTCTCGATCGGCGAAAGCAAATTCCGCCGCGACAAGGGATTTACCGCTTACCTTTCCGCTGTAAACGTCCACAAGTTTGGCGATACGGAAAAATTTAATCCGTTTGCTTAATACCTATGACGGCGATACGCGCTCCGACTGTCGGACGGTAAAACTTGCGTATTAACTAACCTGTAGTTGATTGTTACTATATCTTGTGTATTTGAAAAGAGCTACGTTTTCCAGCGTAGCTCTTTTTATATCCAGCAAAGCTCTGCCGTCATCTGCCGTCCCTCTGCAAGCAAACGTGCGATCATCGTGCGATAAACGTGAGATTACCTGCGGAGAGACTGGCAGGAACTTGCAGTTAATGACAGAAATTCAGGCAACCGCGGGTACGCATCGCGGGAAAAAAGAAGAAAGGAGGATGTGAAACAAAATGTTTCACGTGAAACAATGATTTTTTGGAATGATATCAATTGGGAAAAACTTTTCGCGGACTATGATTTGAAATTTGAAGCGGTAGACGATAACGGCAATTCAATTCAGTATTACAACCCGATCCGACTATTTACGGAACCAGACGTGGACGGGGATTTCGCTGGCGTGGCAATTACATGTTCCAACCGTAGTGCCGGAAAGACAAGTGCGTTCGCCGCGGCTAGTTGTATTTTGTGCAAAGAGT